AGCCACATTTATAATCTAAAAACTGTTCAAATGTCTAATGACAAAGGAACATGGTTTGGATGGGATGTATCTAAAGTCGGCCCAGTCACAGAAAAAGGTGTTTATCAGATTGCTAAAAACTTTGCTGAACAAAACAACAAAGGTTTAGTAAAAGTTAAACACGGTGAAGTAGCTGATGAAACCAAGGCACCTTCATTAGATTTATAATCTTTCTGTTAAGAAAGTAAGGGCCAGTGGAGACCGAGAGGCGAAGCTGGCCCTTAATAAAGATATGATTAATGAATTTAATAATAGCGAGGCTCCAGTTAATTATGAAGATTGGATTGATTTAGGTAGGGTTATCATACCCTGTGTTAAAGGCAAACCAACAGTCCAAGATTGGTCAAGCTCGGATTTTAAAATTACGAAAGAAGAATGGAGAAAGAAACACGCCCACTGCGAAATTGCTTTAAGATTAGATCAAGATGTTGATTTTGATATTGATAATGAACTAACAAAAAGATTTATAGGAACTTACATAAAAAGTTCTGGTAGCATATTTGGTCGTGATAGTAACCCTTCAAGTCATTACATTTGGCAAGGTAAATTAGAATTTAAACAATTTATATTACCTTCAGAATTAAAAGATTATTGTAAAAATTTTCCACACGGTACAACGCTCTGTGAAATAAGAGCGGATACAAAACATTACACGATAGTTCCCGAATCACAACATAGTAAAGCAAATGAAAATGTAAGGTGGGAAAAGTATGTAGGTTTAAATAAATATCCAGGGGATTTAAATATTGATATAAGAAAAGTAGCTCTTTCTACTGCATTATGTATTCTTTACGCTCCACAAGGGCAAAGAGACAGTTACTGCACTGCGATTGCAGGTGTATTACTTAAGCACACTAATTGGAATGAACAAGAGATTGATGGTTTTGTTTACAACATTGCAAAAGGAGCAAATGACAACGAAGCAGAAGATAGAGCAGAGAAAGGAACAAGTGGCAAGAAGGCAAATAGAAATCTTGGCTTACCAAAACTTGCTGACATAATTGGATGTTCTAAGAAAACTGTCGCAGAATTATTTAGTTGGATTGGAGTGGAATATGCAGCGGGAAGAGACATTGCACAAGAATCAATTGGAGATATTATTGAGTATGGTCATGATAGGTACATAGTTAAAGTAAATGCTTTTGTGGATGGTATATTAGAGGAAAAAGAGATTATAGTAGATGGACCAACTCTTATGAACCAAAAAGCATTTTATGATGCCGTTATTATACAGGCTTCGGTATGGATTCCTAAAATGAAACCAGCAGATTTTGAAACAATCATGAGAAAGAAATATGAAAACAGAATACAGTCAAAAAACTATGTAGAAGAAGCCAATGAAGATCTTGTCTTTGTAAAACATTTTACTCAGTACATCAAAAAGGAACAAGCTTTTACAGACAAAATTAATTTACTTGAATACAATCGACCTCACTTCGACATGACAAAAAAATCTTTAGACTTTAATTTAGATTCTTTTGAAGATTTTTTAGAGGAGAAAAAAGTAAAAATTAAAAGAGTTGATCTTGTTATGAAAGTACAAAGAATATTAAACGCTAAAAAGAATCATGGAAAAATTAATAATAAATCCTGTGTTTCTTGGAAAATAAAAAATTATCAACTGGCTAAAGAGGATCTTGTAATAGATGGAGAAGCTACAGAAGTGGAAGTAAAGGAGATAACAGATGGAAGCTAGATTTATTGCTGGACCCCCAGGGACAGGAAAAACTCATATATTTTTAGTGGAAAAATATAAGGAATGTTTTTCTAAGTATAATCCAGAAAAAATAGTTTTACTTTCCCATACAAATGTAGCAGTTGGACAAATTTTAGATGCGATAATGGATCTCAAAGAGGTAAGAGAAAAAGGATACAGCAGAAAATTTTTTGAGGACCGTATATGCACCATTCATCATTATTGTAGAAGTAAACTTTTAAGAAAAGAATTATTTTCTAACGGAGATTTTCAAAATCTACGTTTAGAAGAAACAGGTTTTCGTCAAGTAAAAGAAACAGATATTGAAAGACACCCTGTACTTAAATTTATTAAAGATGCGCGTGGTAATGGAAGAAATCTAGATGAACACTGGAACCATTCTAACACGGACAAAGAGGAATATAAACCTTACAACATTAAAAAAATAAAAGAATTAAACGAAGTGTATGAAAATTATAAAAATAGAAAAGAAAACAGATTACAGGATTATGCAGATATGATTGATGAGTTTAACTTAATTTTTTCTAATGAAAAAAACCCCAATTCTAAAGAATCTGATATTGAAGTTTTAATTGTTGATGAAGCTCAAGATGCTAATGTTCCTCAACTTATAGCCATTAAAAAAATAGCTAAGAATGTAAAGGACGGTCATTTTTATTTAGTTGGGGATCCAGATCAAACAATTTATGAGTATGCGGGCTCAGATGCTAAATGGTTTCATGAAAAAGCTGCTAAACCTTTTCTTGAGTTAAAGCAAGGGCTTAGATGTGGCGAAGAAATTAACGAGTTTTGTAAACAAATTATATCTCCTATATGGAAACATTATAAATATGAAAGAACATGGTTAGCTGCCAAGGGCATTAAAGGAAATAAATATAAATTAACGGATTTTAAACCATCAAAAAATTTAGACATTCTTATAGATAAAATGAGAAACACTAAACAAAGTTTTTTATTTTCTTTTAGAGGAAATCCTAGCGACAAACTTGTAACTGAATTCTTAAAAAAACATGGTTTTGAATATGCCCATGTAGATAACAGCGCCCATGTTTCTAAAAAAGAACTAAGATGTCATTTTGAATGGCCTAAATTTATAGAGGGAGAACCTAAAAGTTTAAAACAAATAAAAGATTTTCATTATTATTTAGGAAGTAAAGCCGTGGTAATAGGAAGAGGAAAAGAAGACTTTAAAGACTGGATCAAGAAAGATTATACCTACGATGAATTAGTGAAGGATAAACTTTTTAAACCTGATCTAGACAAGGCATTTGATCTTCTTAGAAAGAAGCGTGACAACGAACGAATGGTTTATATAAAAAATGTTTTAAGAAATGGATTTGATCTTAATGGAGACATTAGAATTAAATACGGAAATATACATAAGGTTAAAGGAACAACTTTTGATAATGTAATTGGAGATTTGTCAATATACAGAAAAAAACCAGAACCCAGATTCGTACAGATTAGATTATTATACACAATGTTTAGTCGAGGTGTACATGACATTTGGATTTTAAAATCACAAACAGGAAAAGAATTAGGAAATTATGGAAGAAAATGAGCGCATATAAAAAACAAATTGGAGGGAATCATTATTCTAAATTTAAGGTGCAACCCAGTAAGTTTATAAACGATAACAAGTTGCCATTTGCAGAAGGAAATGCTATTAAATATATCTGCAGACACACACATAAAGGAGGAAAAGAAGATTTGGAGAAAGCTAAACATTATATAGATATGATCATTGAAAGAGACTATAAATAATGTGTGTACCTCCAAAGCTAACCGATCTCGATTTAAAAGGTGTTGACGTAGTTGCAGTTGACTTAGAAACCTACGATCCAAATTTAAAAGATAAAGGTTCAGGAGCTATACGAGGTAATGGTTTTGTTTGTGGCATTGCAATAGCCACTGGCAAACAAACACTTTACTTTCCTATCAAGCATGTACAAACTGATAACATACCACGTAAAAAAGCGTGGAATTACTTAAACAAGAAGTTATTTCAAAACCCGAACATTAAAAAAGTATTTCATAACGCAATGTATGATGTCTGTTGGATTCGTGCAGAATCAGGGCTCATGCCCCATGGACCATTGCTCGATACCATGGTTGCTGCTTCAGTTATTGATGAAAATAGAATGAAATATTCATTAGATGCTCTCAGTAAAGATTATTTAAAAGAATCTAAATATAAATATGATTTGCGAGAGAAAACTTTAAAATGGTCTCAAGGAACTATCAAGGATCCCATGACCAACATGCATAACTTGTCATATAATTTAGTGAAAGACTATGCAGAACAAGACGTTAATTTAACTTTAAAATTATGGAATCTTTTTAATGAGAGACTGGATCAAGAGGAAAAGGTTGAAAAAGACACAAAGAATGAGAAAACTAAAACTTTAAGACCTATTTTTGAATTAGAAACAAAATTATTTCCATGTCTTGTAGACATGAAATTTAAAGGAGTCAGATTTAACGTCGAGGCAGCCAAGAAATTTGGAGAAAGACTAAAAAAAACTAGAGAAAACATAGTTAATCACATTAAGAAACAAACAGGAGTTAAGATAGAAATTTGGGCAGCAGCTTCAATTAAGAAACTTTTAGACAAGTTAGAAATAAAAGATTATAAAACTACTCCTAAATCTAAACTGCCTCAATTATCTAAAGTTTATTTAAAGACTCACTCAAATCATTTTATAAGAATGATCGCTAGAGCCAGGGAATTTGACAAAGCAGAAGGCACTTTTGTTGAGGGTCTTTTAAAATTTGTTCATAAAGGGAGAATACATGCTGATATTAATCAAATTAGAGGAGAAAAAGGAGGAACAGTTACTGGAAGGTTTTCTATGTCCAATCCTAATCTTCAACAGATACCTGCCAAAGGATTTATTGGCAAAAAAATGCGAGAGTTATTTTTACCAGAAGAAGGGTGTATATGGGGAGCATTTGACTACTCTCAACAGGAGCCTAGAATCGTTGTTCATTATGCTTTAAAGCTAGGTTTGAGTGGAGCAGAAAAAGTTGCTGATTCTTATAAGAATGACCCTGATGCAGATTTTCATAAAATTATAGCAACCATGGCTAACATACCACGAACCACGGCTAAGACAATTAACTTGGGATTATTTTATGGAATGGGTAAAAATAAATTAGCAGAGCAGCTTAATCTTGATTTTAAAGAGGCAAGAGAATTATTTGAAAAATATCACAGTCAAGTTCCTTTTGTAAGAAGACTCTCTTACGACTTACAAGAATTTGCCTCAAGAAATAAATTTCTTTACACGTTGGAGGACAGGTTTTGTCGTTTTGATAAATGGGAACCTATGGATAAAAGATGGAACTCAGAGGAAAAAAGATTTGTGATTAAAGGAGATAAACCCGTGCCTTTACTTTCTAAGGAAAATGCTGAAGTTTTTTATAAATCTGAATTAATTGACAAAGGTTATCCCCCCGACCCAAAACTCAAAAATTTTGAAAATCATTATCAACCTGCTTTCATATATAGAGCACTGAACAAATTAGTTCAAGGGAGCGCTGCAGATATGACTAAAAAAGCAATGGTCCTATTATACAAGGAAGGTATTTTGCCTCATATCCAAATTCATGATGAATTATGCATCTCTATAACCGGTAAAGATCAGGCCAAAAAGATAAAAGATATAATGGAGAAAGCTATTAAACTTGAAATCCCCAATAAAGTAGACTATGAATCAGGCCCCAACTGGGGTAGTATAAAACCTGAGTAAAATTAGGAGG